CCGCGGTTGCCGCCGCCGAAGTCGCGGCGCTGACGGCCGCCGTTGTCCGTGCCGGACTTGCCGAACTTCTTGGCGAAGTTCGTGATCTTGGTCGTGTCGACCCCGGTTTCGCCGATGAACCCATCGACGTTGAAGCTGGTGACGATCTCTTCGATCTCGTCACTGGTGACACCGTTCGCCTCGAGCGCGCCGCGGAACACCGCGGTCGCTGCCTCTCGGCGGGCGGACGTCAGGCCTTCGCGCTTGCCCTCCTCGCGGGCGTCGGTGAGTGCCTGCTCTGCGGGGGTCTGCTGGTCGCGCTGGATCTTGGCGTACGCGTCGAGGTCGGCCTTGACGTCGTCGAACCCGCGGTCGCCGGTGAGCCCCTTGTAGCGTCCCTCGTGCTTCTTGGACTGGTGCTTCCAGTACGCGGCCTGCTGCTTGTCGTTCATCTCGGCGACCGCCGTGTCGGCGGGGTATCCGAGGTCGGTGCCCTTGTCGTCGGTGGCGTTGCCGTTCGCACCGGCGCCACCGGCACCGCCCTGGTCTCCCGAGCCTCCGGCTCCTTCGCCTCCCCCGCCGCCGCCGGCGCCGCCCTCGTCTTCGGGCGAGGCGCCGAGGATGGGCCACATGACGCGGCCGTCGCGGCGGACGTAGACCGCGCGGAGCGGAGCCCCGGTGTGGGGGTGGGTGAGCGTGGGGTGGAGGGGCAGGACGATGTTGGACATGCGTGTTCTCCCTGTCGGAGTGGTCGCCCGTGACGGGCCTGAAATGACGAACACCCCGGCCGAGTGGACGGGGTGTTGCCGGTTGCTGCCGTGAGCCGTGTCGGCCCTAGCAGCGGGTCCTAGAGGCTGGCGAGGATCTCGTCGAGCTGGTCGTCGAGTTCGCCGCGGGAGATCGCCAGGCCACGCTGGGTGAACTCCCACTCATCGGCGGGGTCGGCCTCGATCTCGGAGTGCTGGACGTTGTAGTCGCCGCTGTCCGGGTGCTCCTCCGGGTGGAACGGCGCGTCGGCGTTGCGACGGCGGAACGCGGCATGCAGCCCGCTGATGGCGCGCTGGCGCTTGATCCGGATCGGATCGGGCGCTACAGCCACAGCACACCTCGCCAGTTCTTGGAGTACCCGATCATCGCACGCTTCCCGGGCCATGTCGCCTGCTTGCCCTGGTGGTGGGGAAGGCGGCCGGCCTGGGAGACCTCGAAGGCGGTCGGGAACTGCGGGTGACCGAACGGGAACCGGGTTGCCCGGTCGAGGACGTCGCGCACCCCGGCGCCGTCCTCGCGGCCGCCGATAGGCTCGTTCTCTAGGCGCTCGATCGACTTCCGGGCGCTGAACTCGTCGGCGAAGTCGTACCCGGCCCTCGCCCAGGCGTACCCGCCGATGTCGATGTTCGCGTCGAGCTCGACGCGCTGGAACCCGGAGGCGCGATACCAGTCGTAGAGCCGTTCGTTGAACTCGTCTGCGAACCCGGTGCCCTGCACGTTAGGGTCGTCGATCTTCAGGTAGGAGTGGTCGGCGTACAACTCGCCGTCGACGTCGCGGTGGATGACTCGGTCGTAGGTTCCGATCGAGGCGCCGTCCGGCTTGTAGATCGTGCCGGAGAAGTGCACGTTGTCCGGCTGGTAGGTCACGAAGTCGACTTCGGCTCGCAGGCCAGCGGCTCCGAACTGGCGGTCCATCTCGGCCCGCCAGGCGTCTTCGACCATCCGTTCGTGGTCGGCGCCGGGCTGCTGAGTGTCGGTGATGAAGTCGGCCAGAGAAGGCCGCTGGGGCTCCTCCGAGTCATCGTTCGCGGTCGGCGGAGCGGATCCGTCGTCGCTTCCTCCGCCGTCGCGGTCCGCGATCTTCTGCCGCAGGTCCGCGATCCGCTTTCGGGTGCCATCGGTGGAGAACTTCTGGTCGGCGGACTCCAGCAGCGCCAGCGTCTCCCGCAGCTGCTCGGTGGTGCGCTCATCGTCGACGTCGCCCGATGCCGATCCCCGCCGACCATGCCCGGAGCGCTTCCCGGTGAGGTCGTCCGGGCCAGTGAACCTGTGACCTGCAACGGTCAGTACCGGGCCGAGCTCGCCGTGCTCGTTGACCTTCACCCGGCGGTTGGACAGGTCCTGACGGTTCGTCGTACCGGCTTCCTTGTATGCGCGGCGACGGTCTTCCTCGTTCAGCTGCTCAGCCGGATCGTTGCCGTCGATGATCGGCATGGTCCGGCACTTGCAGTGCACGTGCAGCGGAAGCAGGTCGTCGATCGAGTAGATCTCCAGAGACGCCGCAACGCACAGCAGGCAGGAGCCGGTCTTCGACAGTTCGGGGCGGAGCACCCGACGGTAGTGGGTGACCTCGAGGTCGAGCATCGCCTGGTGCTCGGCGTCCCGGGCCGCGAGCATCAGGTCCGTCTCCAGGAGCGCGAGTTCGCGTTCGTAAGCCGCCATGATCGCGGCGTCGACGTCCTGATCCTTCGCGAACTCGACCCGGTAGGCGCGCGCCGGCCGGGCGTGCACCAGCTCGAGGTCGATGCCGTTGCGGATCGCTGGGGTGGCGACCGGCGGGACGACGATCCGGGGCTTCTCGCCGACGGCGGCGACGACCTGGGCGACGTACTCGGTAACGACGCCGGCGACGATCTCCTGCGCCGCCAGTGACGTGGCCGCCATCTCCTGCGAGATGGTCGCAATCTCCGCCGGCGTGTACCAACCGGTGAACGACTGCCATGCCGACGCTGCCGCGGTGGCCTGGGTGGTCTGCTGGGCCAGCGCGGCCGCGACCTGGTCGACCCAGAACGCCGCAATCGCCTCGGGAGGGAGTTCCTCCGGCGGGACGGTGGTCACTGCTCCGTCGTGGCCTGGTCAGCCGGCGGCGCCGGCTGCTGCTGACCGTTCGCGGCGGCCGCGTACAGCAGGTCACGGTTCCGCAGAGGCCGCAGCCGGTCGATGACGTCGGCAGGACCGTACTGGAGGACGTCCGTGAAGACCGCCTCGGTCGGCACGCCTGCGCCCTTGTACTTCGTCGCAGCGTCGGCCTTCTGCTCCAGCGAGTACCGCTCGGCAGGCGCCCAGATCGGTTCGATCTTCGTGACGTCCGCGCGCTCGGTGTCGCCCTGGAACTCGAAAGCCAGGCTCAGCGTCTTCGCCCATCCGTCGCTGGCCCGGTCCTGACGGTCCTCGACGACGAAGACGTGCTCCTCGCGCTGCGTGGTCGCGCCCTCGGCCGATCCGTTCGCGGCGTCCGGGGTGATCAGGTACAGCGGCTTCGACTCGGTGAACGCCAGCCACTCCAGCTCAGCCCTGATCGACTTCGTGAGCTGCTCGAGGTTGGTCTCCTTGGACTCCCAGATCTTCGCGCCCTTCGGCAGCTGCCACAGCGCGTCAGGAGAGCTGGTGAAGATCCCCGCGAGGTCCTCAGGCTCGACGACTCCGTCCTCGTCTTCGTCGTTGGTGACGTCGACCTCTTCGTCGTCGTCGGGCATCTCGAGCGCGCGCTGGCGGAACGCCTGGATCTTCCCGATCCACCACTCGTTGAACAGCTTGTCGTTGATCCGGTCGAGCGTGTCGAGCGCGCCTTCGATCTCGCTCCGGCCGTCCTTGTTCCGGAACCGCACCATCGCGACCTTGCCGCCGGGCACGTCGTCGAACTTCTCGGTCGCCCACTCCCACTGCTGGCTCATGACCCACCGGGGCCGCCACAGGGTGGAGGTCTTCACCTCCGCGACGGCGACCCACAGCTCACCGGGCAGGAACAGGTACGCCCAGTCGACCCCGGCGACCTGGTCGCGGAGCATCTTCAGGCCGGCGAGCTCCTCGCCGGTGGCCGGGTCGTGCGCGGTGATGCACTCCAGCGGCGACTCTGAGGTGATCAGGGACCAGTCTCGGATCGTGTCGGGCGGCGTGACGATCGTGTAGCCGTCGCCCAGGCCGCACATGAAGTCGTGGACCTCGCGCGACCGCACCCGCAACTTGTTGCGCCGCATCAGGTTCCGAGCCTCGGCGTCACCCAGCTCGTCCTCCGCGGCCGCCGTCCGGAAGTCCCGGATCGCCATCCGGTTGGTGATCGAGGAGACCAGCTTCGGTGCGACGTTCATCCGACCCATGCGGAGGAACTGCCGGAAAGGGATCGCCCAGTCGGAGTGGATGTCCTCCCGCAGCGGCGGGTCGCCGAGCAGATAGTCGTTGAGCAGCATCAAGCCTGGGGAGACGCGGGACGGCTCTAGCGTGCGGCGGCTGAACCGCCGAGACCCGTCGCGACCCGATCGGCGCTCGTGCAGCTTCGTGGCCAGCACGTTGAGCCACCAACCCGGGGACTGGGGCTCTTCGATGTCGATCGCCATCGACGGGCCCTCCCTTCCGTGTGGGGTTAGCGCAGGCGCTTGACCGGTGCTCGACGCTTCCTGGCGGGCGGCTTGGCGTTGGCGCGTAGGGCAGCCAGTCGGGCCTCCCAGGACAGGACCGCGGCCATCTGGATGTCGAACCGCCGCTCGGCGTGCAGCTTCTGGAGGATGAACAGTCGGACGCCGTCGTCGTCCCAGAGGTTCAGCATCTTCTTCCCGGCCGCGGCTGCGTGCTTGGCGAACGCCACCTCGAACGGGTCATCGGAGCCGTCCGCGGCGTCGCCGTCGTACGCGAACCGCACGGCACCGGAGTTCAGTGCCTCGCCGTACGCCCGGATCGAGAGCGCCATCGGCTTCTTCCGAGCCGTCCACCACTCCTCGACGCACTCCCAGCGGCCGGCCCAGGACCCGACGGTCTCGGTCCAGTGCGGCGGGTCAGCGTTGAACCGCCAGACCTTCATCGTGGACATCAAGTCCGCGACGGACTGGGTGACCTCGTCTTCGGGGACCTCCCACTCGGCGTCCTCGGGGAGGTCAACCGGGCGCTCCCACCAGTTCCACACCTGCTGGATTCCGGTCTCGATCTCGGTGAGCACGATGCCGGTGGAGTCCCGGAACCGCGCGCCGTCGAACCCTGCGGTGACGAACGACCCTGGCTTGAGCCGGCCGCGGCGACGGAGCTCGGCGCGGCGTACGACGTCGAAGGCCTGCTCGTCGGACCGGGTCCATCGGTTCAGCCAGACCCGCTCGAGGTACTTCTTGTCGGCCGTCGGGTCGTCCCACTCGGCCGCGATGTCCTCGAACTGGCCGGGTCCGTACTCCCCGACGGGGCCGGTGGCCTCGCTGATCGCCTCGATCCGCTCTGACTTCTTCGTCAGGTCGTAGTTCCCGGCCGCCCACCGGTGGACGTAGAAGAGGCGCGGCTCCTCGGTCTCACCGCGGTCGATCTTCATCGCCTCGGCGTGGAGGTCCTCGGCGACCGACTGCTCGCCGGGCTCGCCGGCGGTTCCGACGTACAGCCCCCAGGCGTCTTCGAGCGGCCGCTTCGGAAGGTTGGCCCGCATCGTGGTGTGGGCCTTCTTCTGCGACGGCAGGATCAGCCGGTGCGGCTCGTCGAACCCCTGGAACGTCGTCCGGGCACCGTCACGAGCACCCGGTGAGTTCGCGACCGGAACAGCCTTGCCGTCCGCGGTGCCGCGAGCGCTGAGCCGTACCGCGCGCTCGAGGGTTACGTCGAACAGGTCAGCGTCCGGGCCCTCAGTCAGCATGTAGACGAGCGCGCCGTAGGCGAGCTCCTCGACCTGCTCGACGGTCACCGCCAGCAGCGGGATGTACGGCGCCTTCACGGGCCGCCCGACCGGGTTGCCCGCAGCGTCGAAGCCGTCGCAGCGGACGGGACCGTCCGGGTGCAGCTCGCACGCGGTCACCCAGGCCAGCAGCTCGGTCTTCGCGAGGCCCTTGCGGACGCTGTACCCGCACCGCTTGAACCGTCGCCGACCGGCGAATTTGTGGCCCTTCGGGTAGACCTCGTAGAACGCGTAGATCGCGGCGCGCTTGTCGTCGTCGAGGACCGCCGGGTCGCCCTGGAGAGATCCGGGGCCGAAGATCATCCGCTCCTCGATCAGGTCGCAGACCTGAGGGCCGAGGGTCGGCCAGGGTGCTTCTGGGTCGAACCGCGGGACGACGAGTGTCGCCACCGGTTGGCCCTAACCTACGGAACCGCGGCCAGGTGCGCGCGCGGGTCGGGCTTGTCCTTGCCGGAAGCGGGCGGCGGGGTCTGACGGCCGTTCCCGCGGCGCTTCTTGCCGCGGTCCTTCGCGTCCTCGGCCGTCTCGATCGTCCACTCCAGCCGACGGCGGCTGTACGGCGAGAGACCGAGGTCTGCGCGCTGAAGCCGGTACTCCGAGAGCGCTTCCTTCCGCTCCTTCGGGGTGGTCGCCGTCCAGATGTCGTCGTACAGCAGCGCGACGACGAACACGTTGTGGAGGTCGGAGTGATCCCACTCCCCGGCCATCGGGGACGTCCACACGTCGTTCCACCAGGCCTCGGTCTGCGGATGCCAGTCGACCTCGACCGCGTAGCCCTCACCGTCGTACCGCGGCGGGTGCGCCGGCATGTCCGGGATCTGCCGCTCGGCCGCTATCAGCGCCTCGACGAGCTCGGCCTTGCTCCCGCGCTTCGAGAGCTGCACGTCGGCCGGCCGGGTCGCGTTCACGACGTCGATCGCCTCGCGCAGCTGAGCGATGGTCATCGACTGGTACGCGTCGACGTTCGTCTCGACGTCGTCGACACGCCTGAGGGTGGCGCGGCTGGCCGCCTTGTTGCGGCGGGCGCGGACGCTGGCGTCCTTCTTTCGCTGCGGCATGGATGGACCTCCCGTGACGGGATCGTTGGCGCCCGTGACGGGCATGTGGAGGCGGCCTGGGCGCTCAGGTGAGCGCGCCGCCGGCGCCGAACGGGGCCCCGGTCGAAAAGTCCGGGGAACCGTACACGGCGAAGATCACA